TCAGATCCGGTCGCTTTCCTTGCGCACGACCCGGCCGACGATCAGGCATTCATTGCCACGGCATAGCTTGCGGTGGTATTTGCGCTGGTCCGGGTTGTCCGACGTCAGCCACCACTCGCCGATATCGCGCGCCATGCGCTTGACCACCGGCTCGCCTTCGTAATTGATGGCAAACACGATGCCATCGGCCGGCCGGTTGTCGGCCGTATTGATGATCACCACGTCGTCCTCGTACAGGGCCGGCTCCATGCTCTCGCCCTTGACCTTGATCGCCACCAGTTTTTCTGGGTGGTAGCCATTGCGCTCGACCCAGCTGCGCGGCACGCTGATGGTGCTGCCGTCGTGCGTTTCCGGTTCGATGGCAAAGCCCGTGATCCCGGCCGACAGGCGCAATTTGACCTTGCGAATCGGGTAGAAGCGCTCGTCCTCGCCATCTTCCACGACCACAGGCTGCACGCCGGCCAGCGCGCGTGCGGCCAGCGCCGCCTGGTCGGGCGCCGCGCCCTGGTCGAAATACATGCTGTCCAGTTGCAGGTCCGCTTCCAGCTTGCGCGCGATCTTCTCGCTGAAGGCGCGTCCCTCGCGGTAGGTGGGCGAGAGGATTTGCGAGATGCGCGCCTCGCTCCAGCCGCTGACGTCGGAAATTTTCTTGCGTGTGTTGTCGTAGTGTTCGCGGATCAGGGCCAGCAGGCGGTCGCGTCTGTATTGATACATATTCATCTCCACATTAAACCTGAAATTTACCGTTTGATAAATTACCAAATGCTTGACTTTAACATTAGCGATTGATAAAGTCCACTCGTTGCCTGTCGCAAACGTACTACAGCGTTTACCGGTGGGCGACACCACGGGAGGTCAGGCAGATGTTGAACAGCAGTCAGTCGGTTGAAAGCAGGGCGGTGCCGCGGCAGGGGCGCCAGTTACAGGGACGCAGCAAGAAGTCGCAGCTGCATATTGCCCGCATCGCACAGTACATTCGCGAGCAGGGCCAGGCCAGCGCGGCGCAATTGTCCGCCTTGCTGGGACTCGATGCGGGCACCATGAGCCGCTATTTGCGCCACATGTGCGGCATGGGACAGATTCACCTGGCACAGCGCCATTGCACGGAGCCGGGGCGCCAGCGGCCCGCCCTGTATGCGCTGGGCGAGCAGGACGACGAGGTCGACGGCTGGGCCGCACTGCCGCCGCAGGTCCGCCGCACGGCCAGCTGGCCACGTGGTGCGGCGCGCCGCGATCCGCTGGTGGCGGCCCTGTTCGGACCGGCGCAGGAAAATTAAGACCAGAATCAACGAGGAGAAAATCATGGGGTTTGCAGAAAAATTCATCGCATCGCTGTCGTCGCAGAACCTGCGCGACGATGCCGTCCACCACGACCTGGACGTCATCGCGGCCGCCGCGCTGGCCGGCGACATGGGCGCCTTGCTGTGCCGCGTCAAATACGCGGACGGCACCGTCAGCCGCTTGTTCGAAGGCAATGCGGGCAACCTGGCGCAGCTGCTGCGCGCCTGGACGGCGGCCGTGACGCAGAAGGGCCGCGCGCGGCGCTGGGTCAAGGCGCAGACGGCCTGGGATGCGCAGGCCGCCAATACCTTGTACCGCCGCGTGGCCGAAGCGTCGCTCGCGCATTGGCTCGACAGCAAATGCAAGGCATGCCATGGCACGGGCGTCGTCGCCGCCATGCAGGCCGGCGCGCCCGTCGTCTGCAAGGCTTGTCACGGCGCCGGCGAAGCGGCCATCAGCTGCTCCGGCGGTTTCGAGCTCGAACGCATCAAGGACATGGTCAGCGAGCTGGAAAGCATTTTTCAGTCGCACGGCGCCCGCGCCATGCGCCGCCTGGGTCACTGAAAAGTTTTTTGCAATATGCCTGGCCCTGAAAAAAATGCCCCTACAATAGAGTCTCGATCACGCAGCAACAGCAACACCGGCAACACCGCAGGACCACATGCTTCTCCACTCGTAATAGACGCGCTTTCGGCGCGACACCGATAGGGGAAATCAGCGCAGCGAACGGCCTTCATGGCCCCCTTCGCCCATTCCGTCCGGCACGGCCTCGCGCCATCCGGACGCCAGCCCGGCGCCGCGCCGCGCGGGCTTTCTATTTTCCCGATACTTGGCAGTTCCACCCCTCAAGACCACAGCTGTGGTCTTTTTTTTCATCCCACGAAAGGTATTACTTATGGCATCGACAGCAAACGGCATCGACAGCTTGATCGTTATCAGCAAACAAAGCGCCGAAGGCAGCAAGGCCGCCGCCGGCGGCGGCCAGATTTATCCCCGCGTCACGGCCACCTTCGACACGGAAGCGGACAAATACGCCAGCGCCGAAATCGACGCCAGCCAGCAGCAGGGCGATACCCGCCTGGGCAATTTCCGCACCACGGGCGCCATCAAGGCCGAAGCGGCGTGCGGCACCTATGCGCCGCTGATGGCAGCGCTGCTGCGCCGCGACTTCACGGCCGGCGGCGTCGCTGCCGCGCAAACCACCATCGCTGCCGCCGCCTCCGGCCTGACGCGCAGCGCCGGTTCCTGGCTGGCCGAGGGCTTTCGCGCCGGCAGCGTGGTGCGCATCACCGGCATGACGGCGCCGGCCGCCGCCAACAATGCTAAGAACTTCTTCGTCACGTCGGTGACGGCGACCAACCTGAATGGCCAGTTCATGGACGGTTCGGCCATGATCGTCAAGGCGGCCGGCGACTCGGTCGGCGTGGCGGCCGTGGGCAAGCGCAGCTTCACCCCCTTGAGCGGCCACACCACCGACTGGTTCACGGCCGAAGTGCAGGACCCGAAGATCGGCGTGCACCGCAGCTTCGTCGACCAGCTGGTCAGCAAGATGGACATCGCCGTGCAGCCGAACGGCATCACCAGCCTGGACTTCACCCTGATGGGCAAGGCGGAAGGCCCGACCACGGCCGTGCCGTACTTCCCCACGCCGCTGGCCGCGCCGGGTTCCGGCAAGTTCTCGGGCGCCACGGCGATGCTGTCGGTGAACGGCATCCCGTCGCAGATCTGCACCGGCATGTCCGTCTCGCTCGACGGCCAGGTCAAGGTCGACCCCGTGATCGGTTCGAAGTACGCCACGGCCGCCTCGCGCGGCAAGGTCATGGGCTCGGGCCAGTTCACTGTGCTGCTGCAGGACGCCACCTACCTCGACTACTTCAAGTCCGAGACGGAAATCCCGCTGGCCTACGCCATGGCGTCGGGCACGGCGCCAACCGCCGACGTGCTGGCGCTGGCCATGGGCCGCATCAAGATCACCTCGGCCAAAATCGACGATGGCGAGAAAAACAAGATCGTCACCTGCGCCTTCGACGTCCTGCGCTACAAGGGCACCGATGCGCAGCATGAAGCGACCACCCTGAGCATCCAGGACAGCGCGCTGTAAGTAACTGGCGCCTGCACCGGGGCCGCCGTGATGGCGGCCTTTTACTTTTTACCTTTATCAAGAAAGAAAATACACATGAACAACGCACAAATGATCGCCTCGGCTGGTTTTGATATCTCCCTGCTGAATGACGGTAGCAAGCCCGTGGACCAGGTACACCTGGTGTCGGTCTTGTTCGACGAAGACGGTGCGCACAAGGCGGGCTTTGACATCGTCAGCAAAAATTCCGACCAGTACCGTGCCGTGATCCGCGAAACGTCGGTGGTGGCGATCAAGCGCTCGGTGCAAAAAAGCAAGCAAATCGATGCAAAGACGGACGAAGGCGCGGCGGAACTGTATGACCTGGCGGAAAACCGCAACATGAAGATCGCCATCGCTGTGGTGGTGGGCATGCCTGGTTTCGTCGACAAGGGCGTGCCGGTACAACCTTCCCCGGCTTTGCTGAAGGCGATTTTTGAAAAAATGCCGTCCTGGCAGGAAAAAGTGCTGGCTGCGCTCGAGGCGGACGGCAATTTTTTGACGGTCTAGCCACCGCCTTGCTGCTCTTTGCCGACGAACAGTTTGAGCGTTCGGCAAAGGCGGCCGATGGCAATGCGAAAGGCGAGCACCTGGATGCCGCGAAGCGCCATCCACTTTACCGGGAGCCGCAGGCTCCCGTTCGCGCGCAACTGCCGTTTGAATTGGCGCATGTGTGGCAATTTTTCGTGCAGATGAGCCGCAAGCGCCAAAACGGCATGGCGGTCAATCCCTTGAGCAGCCTGGATATCCTGGCATGGCAACTGCGGCATCGTGTCCGTCTGACGGCATGGGAAGAGGAGCTGCTCGATCAGCTCGACGCAGCCTATATCGCCCATCAAAACATGTCGCATTAGGCAAGCTTCCACCTGACCTTTTTATAACAGAGGTGACACAGAAAACACTACGGTCGTCGCGAGGGTGGCCTTGATTTGCATTGCCACCCATCGGTGGCTTTTTTTATGGGTAAATTATGACCGTTGAAATTGAAACATTACAGATACGCATCGATACGCTCAATGTGCGCATCGCGGCAGATGACCTGGAACGCATGCGCGAGGCCAGCGAGCGGGCTGCCAATTCGACGTTTAAACTCGAAGATGTCACGAAAAAATACACGGAGATACTCTCCAACCTGGGTATTTCCAACAGTATTGGCAAGATCGTCAAACTGTCTGATGAATATACGAAACTGACAGCGCAATTGCGCATGTCGACCAGTTCCACGCAGGAATATGGCGAGGCGTACGACAATGTCAAGCGCATTGCCGCCTCGGGGCAGACAGACCTTGCCGCTACGGCGGGATTGTATGCCCAAATGAACGATGCGACCAAGAAATTGGGCATCAGCCAGGCCGAAGTGGCCGGCATCACCGAGGCCCTCAATCTGGGCGTCAAGGTCAGCGGCGCCTCCGCGGCCGATTCCGCTACCGCCGTCAAGGGGCTGTCCGATGCCTTCGCCGATGGTGCCCTGAGCAGCCAGCAATTTAACGCCATCAGCCAGGCCGCCCCCGAAGTCATGGCGGCCATGGCCGCTGGCCTGGGCGTGTCGAAGGAAGCGTTCGCCGGGCTTGCTGGCGCAGGATTGATCACTGCCGACGTGATGGCCGTCGCGCTGCCGAACGCGCTGGGCGAGTTGCGCAAGGAAGCTGTGCAGTTCGAAACTATCGGTGGCAGCTTTACCGTCTTGAGCAACAACGTCATGGAATTCACGGCGAGACAGGCGGAGTCGACCGGCGCCGTGCGCCTGATGACGAGCGGCCTCGAATTTCTGTCGAATAACCTGACCCTGGTCGTTGGCGTGCTGGAAACGCTGACCACCGCGAAATTTGGCGCCTGGGCTGCCGGCGTCGTCGTGGCTACGTATAGCAAGGTCACGGCCAACCGGGCCTTGCTTGCATCCACCCTGGCGGCGGCGAATGCCGATGTGACGGCGACCGCCGCCACCTCGGTACTGGCGACCGCGCGCGTGGCTGAATTGCAAGCGACGATACGCGCCAGCCAGGCCGACGTGGCGCTGGCGTTGACCACCAATGGACTGATCCCGGCCCAGGCCCGCGCTGCAGTTGCCGCCGAGGCCCATGCGGCTGCATTGGTGGCGCAAACGACTGCAACGCGCGCAGCATCCGTGGCTGCTGGGGTGCTGAAGGGAGCCTTGGCATTCATGGGCGGTTATATCGGCTTGCTGGTGACTGTCGTAGGATTAGGTGTTACTGCCTGGAATATGTGGGGGAATTCATCGAAGGACAATGCGGAGAAGGCCGTAGAGCCCATGCGCAAAAGTACCAAAGATATCATTGCTGAACTCGACAAGCAGATGGTTCAGCTGGCAAAGCGCAATGAGCTGGCAAAGCTGGGCGTGTCCGGGCAGGGATTGGATACCCCGGCTGGCGCGCGCATGATAGAGATATCGACGGAAATGGAGGCGGTGCGCAATCGCACGGGGAAATACAAGTCCCTGGACAAGGCCGGGTTGGACAGCAGCCTGGCAAGGCTCCAGAGTGAGTTCGATGAGCTGCGCGGCAAGCTGAAGCAGCTTGAGGAGCAAGGCGCGGAGGGCAAACCGAAGAATGGACCGGCTACACGCGTGCCGATGCCTCCCGCTCCGCCAACGCCTTTCGAATCCATGATGGATGACATGCGTGGTAAAGCCCGCGACCTGAAGCGCGAGGCCGAAGGTTATGCCGAGCTGAATGAGGCACAACAGTTCGATTATCGGTTGAAAGAAATCCTGGCGGATCGGACGAGCAAAGTGACCGCGTCGCAGCAGGCGGGGTTCGACGTCAGGCGCAAGGTGATACAGGCCCATCTCGACGAGATCGAGGTGGACAAGATGGCCAGGGCAGCGGCGGAGCTGGCGCTGGCAGACGCGAAAGCGCTGTCCGATACACGGACGCAAGCCGTTGCCGATGCCGTCAAGGAGGCCGAAGCTGGCGAAAAGCTGGTAGCGGTGTATGGCATGAGCAAAGCCGCCATCGCGCAAAACGAAATGGCGCTGCTGAAGGAACAGCGCGCTGCGTTGGCGGTGGGCAAGGAAAATGCGGCGCAGATCGAGTATTTGAATGCTCTGATCGATGCCAAGCAGCGCAGCATGACGGCGACGGAAGAACTGGCCGCCAAGGAAGCGTCTGCCGCTGCGGCCAAGAAGGCCTCCGATGATTGGGCTGCCAGTGCCAAGGACATTGAAAAATCGCTGACTGACGCCTTCATGAATGGCTTCGAAGGCGGCAAGAACCTGGCGACGATGTTCAAGGACAAGTTGAAGAGCATGTTCAACAACCTCGTGCTGCAACCGATCATGTCGCCCATCGCGGCTGGCTTTGCCTCGTTCCTGAATCCGGGCGCGGCGCAGGCGCAGGGCAGCGTGGCCAACGGCGGAGGTATCCAGTCGTTCCTGAGTTCGGCGAAGGGCATCTACGATTCGCTGTCCAGCGGACTTTCCGGTATTGGTACTTCGGTGGCCAATGGCGTGCAACGTGGCATGAGCATGCTGCAAGGCACCCCATACACGGCCGGGGCCAATGGCGCATTCGCCACCGGTGCGGGCGCGGCGGCAAGCGTCGCCGCCGGCGTCATGGGCGGCGTGTATGGCGGCAAGATGATTTCAGGGGAATATGGCCGCAATGGCATCGTCAATGCTGGCACGGCGATCGGGGCTGTCGTTGGCAGCGTTTTCCCGGTGGTAGGTACTGCCGTGGGCGCGCTGGTGGGTGGCCTGCTGGGCGGAGCAGCGAACCGTCTGTTCGGCATGGGTGAGAAAAAGGTCAGCAGCGCCGGTATTTCCGGCAACCTCGGTGCGGATGGTTTTACGGGCGAGAGTTATTCGAACTGGACCCAGAAGGGCGGCCTGTTCCGCAAGAATAAAAAAGGTACGGACCGCTCTGAAGTCGATGCCGAGCTGGCGGCATCGCTTGGCGATACGTATGCGCAGATGAAGGCGGTGACGGGCGCCTTCGCCAGCACCTTGGGCGTCAACACGGATAGCCTGGCCACGCGCACGCAGTCGCTCAATATTGTCATGACCAAGGACGACGCCGCGAACCAGAAAGCGATTGCCGACTTCTTTACCGGCGTCGGCGATGCGATGGCAAAGGAACTGGTGCCATCGCTGTCGCAGCTGAGCATGAAAGGCGAGTCGGCGAGCGCCGCGCTGCAGCGTCTGGCAGGCCACTACGCTGTTGTCGATGCGGTGCTGGCTACCCTGGGCAGCACCTCACAGCAGGCATTCGGCGCCGTTGGCGTGGCGTCCCTGGCGGCACGCGAGCAGTTGGTCAAGGCTGCCGGCGGTGTGGAAGCACTGGGAAATCGGACCGCGTTCTTTGCCGAAAACTACCTGACCGAAGCCGAGCGCCTGGCGCCAGTGCAAAAGCACGTGACGGAACAGATGGCAGCCCTGGGCTATGCCAGCGTGACCACGCGCGCGCAATTCAAGGACACGGTCTTGCAACTGGCCAATTCCGGCGCATTGGCCACCAAGACGGGCGCCGAGCAGTATGCGGGCCTGATGGCACTGGCCGATGCATTTGCGAAGACGCATGCGGCGACGGAAGACCTGACCAAATCGGAGCAGGGTATCGCCGACGAGCGCAAGGGCATCCAGGAAAAGCTCGACCAGATGACGATGACTTCGGCGCAATTGCGTGTCCGCGAGCGTACTTTGGTCGATGCTTCCAACCGGGCGCTATATGACCAGCTGCAGGCGCGGCAAGACATCGCCAGCGCCTACGAGACGGAATCCTCCGCCCTCAAATCCACCATCGATCGCCTGAAAACCTTCGGCGATGGCATCCGCTCTTTCAAGGATTCCCTGCTGCTGGGCAGCTTGTCGACCCTGACGCCAATGCAGAAAATGGCTGAGGCGCAGCGCCAGTATGAGGAAACGCTTGCCAAGGCGAAGACGGGTGACGCGGCGGCGCAATCGGCGCTGACGGCGGCGGCCACGGCGTACCTGACGGCGAACCAAGTAGTGAAATCATCGAGCGATGCCTATGCGGCCGATGCGGCACGGGTGCAGGCTGACCTGGCGGCGCTGGCTGCGATTGCCGGCACGCAGATGAGCGATGCGCAGAAGCAGTTGACGGCCCTCGACACGCAGGTAGGGCAGTTGATCAATTTGAACAAGACGGCGGTCGGCATCAAGGAAGCGGTCGATGCGCTGGGCGCGGCATTGCGGGCAGGTGGCAACGTCGATATTACAGGCGGGATGCAGTTCGCGTCCGCTTTCGGCATGCCGCTTGCCGCCGTTGACGAGGTGGTGGTCGACGCGCCGGCGGCGCAAGCGATGCAGCGTTATTTCAGTGCCGGCGACGGCGTCAACGAAGTGCTGGTGGCAGAGATCAAGGGCTTGCGCGAGGAAGTGCGCCAGCTGCGCGCCGATCAGGACCAGCAGACGGGCGCCATCATCAGCAGCAATTACGACGCCAATGAACGTGCCGCCGACAAGGTGTCAGCCGGCGCGTTGGAAGCGGCCCGTGCCACGGTCTGGGCCAGTCAATCGAAAGCGAGCATAGTATGAACGAAACCTTGAATGGGGCCATGAGCGACGCGCAGTTCACCGCGTGGCTGCGCAATCCCTCGGCGCGCCGTCTGGTGCTGATCGAGGTGGCCGTGTACAGCGGTGGACAGGAGCGTACCCGTTTCCTGAGCACGGGTGCGTATGTCACGGCGCCCGACGATACGCCGCCGAACCTGGCGTACCAGTCCATCGTCTCGACGGGCATGCAGTTCACCGAACAGCTTTCGCTGGACGGCGAGGCCAGTCTGTCGGCGGGCGACATCGAGATCCACAATCCGTCCGGCATCCGTGATGCCTGGCTCGATGATGTGTGGATGAACCGTCCGATTCGTGCCTGGATCGGCGATCCGCGCTGGCTCCGCGGTGACTTTCGCATGATCTTCAATGGCGTGGTGGCCGACATCGCGCCGAAAGGCCGTGACAGGCTGGCCCTGAAACTGCGCGACAAGCTGCAACGCCTGAATACGCCTGTCAGCGAGGCCAAGCTGGGGGGCGCGACGCCGAACAAGGACGCCGTGCTGCCGCTGGCCTTTGGCGAGGTGCACAACATCACGCCGCTGCTGGCCGATCCGGCCTTGCTGCAGTACCAGGTGCATGACGGCGCCATCCAAGGGATCATCGAAGTGCGCGACAACGGGTTGCCGGTACGAATGGCGGCTGACAAGGCCAGGGGCACCGTCATCCTGGCGGCGCCGCCTGCCGGGACAGTTACCGTGACTGTGCAGGGCGATCGTCCTGGCGCCTATGCCAATACGGTGGCCGCGCTGGTGCGGCGCCTGGCGACAGGCTACGGCAAGGCGGGCGACCGCTTTGCCGATGGCGACCTCGATACGGCCAACCTGGCGGCGTTTGATGCCGCGCATCCGCAAGCGGTGGGCCTGTTTCTGGCCGGTCGCACGAATGTGCTCAATGCCTGCCAGATGCTGGCGTCCAGCTTGGGCGCGCAGCTGGTGATGTCCCGCCTGGGGCAGCTGCGGCTGCTGCAAATCAGCCTGCCTCCCGCCGGCTCGCCGACGCAGGTAGGGCCGCAGCACATGGTGGCGGGCAGCCTGACGCCAGTCAGCCGCAGCGCACCGATGGCATCCGTCAAGCTGGGCTTCTGCAAGAACTGGACCGTGCAAACGGGTTTGCTGACCGGTATCCCAGTTCAGCACAAGGATTTGTTTGAAACGGAGTGGCTGACGGCCACCCTTGCGGACAGTGCGATACAGGCGGCCTACCGGCTCGACGCGGAACCGCTGCAGCAGGACACCATGCTGCTGCGCCGCGTCGATGCCGAGGCAGAGGCGCAGCGCCGCCTGGCAATTGGCCGCGTGCCGCGCATGGTTTACGAATTCGACGGCACGGCGGAGATGCTGGCGCTGGAATTGGGACAGGCCGTGACAGTCACGCATCCACGCTTTGGCATGGAAAACGGCGTGGCGGGGCAGGTTGTATCACTGGCCCCGGATTGGTTGACTGGACATGTGAAAGTGGGGTTTGTCGTATGAGTACCATCATGAATGACCGCGACGTGCTGTTGCAGGCAACGTCACCAAGGTTGACGGCGCCGGAAGCGGGGGCCGCGCTGCTGCTGACGGTGGACACGCCCGTGTTCCACGTCAGCACCAGCGGCGCCGGCTCGCCGGCCGCCATCAATTTCAAGGCCACGCAAATCAATTTGCCCGGCACGGTGCAATTCAGCTGTAGCGCTGGCGGCGTCCTGAGCGGCAGCGGCAACATGCGCAGCCTTGCCTATAGCGCCATGTCGGTGCAGCAGGTCACCGTTACCGCCACCTTGCTGCACGACAGCGGCGTGACGTTCACGGTGCAGCAGATCGTCAATAAAGTGCAGGACGGCGCGAATGGCGTGCCTGGCTCGAATGGCAGCAGCGGCAAGTCAGCGCGTCAGTGCTTCACGCTGATCGACGGCTATGCGCTGGCCTTCGATCCGGCCAGCGTAACGGTACAGGGCGACGCCTATCCCCCCGTGGGTACCTGGGGCGAGACGCGCCCCTGGGGCGCGGCCATCAATGGCGCACCGGCGGAACGGCAGGTGTGGTTTCAGTCCAGCGGCAACTACGATCCGGTGACGAAGCAGACTGTGTGGACGACGCCGTTCCAGAGTTATGCCAAGTTTGGCTCGCTGGAGGCGATTTCGACCAAGACGGGGGCGTTGACCTTCAGCGACACTTGCAAGTCCGCCAATGGCAATGTCGTCATTAATGCGGATGGCACGTTTTATTTGCGTTCGACGCCCAGCGAGGTGACTGGATATCAACGAATTGAACTCAATGCGAACGGATTTTACGTGTTCAATAAAGATGGCCGGGCGGTGATAGAACTGGGCATGGCTTTATGAGGGCCGCCGCGTTGATACTCCGTACCGATACAGGCCGGGTGATATTCGATTCACGGCAGGCGGCAGGCGGAGTCTGTCTTGGGATCTTCGCCATTCCGGCGACAGGAAAAACCATCATCTTTCCTGGCTTGCCGCGTGGCCGCATGCCGATGGTGGTGTATGGCGATGGGCAAAATCATGTGGAGTGGTCCTATGACGAAACACTTGGCTATCCGCGTTTTATTTTTCCCGTTAGCAGCGGTTTGCCATCAACCAGTACGACGACAGCGGGGGTGTATTTGAAATGACAAATACACTTCGCATTCTGAATGCCGCTGGTGATCTTGTTGTCGATAGCGATACCCCTGGTACCGCCTGCATAGGTAAAGCGAATTTTTTGAAAATTGTGCAGCCTTACTACAAGGATGGCGCATGGCAGACAGGCTATTCCCAATATACGTTTGCCACGGATCGCCCGGTGCTGTGGGCGTTCGATTTGCCGCTTGGCCGGCGTGTCGGAATTTTTGGCACATCGTATCAGGATGGTGTCCATATGGTGGGGGTGTATTGCGGTGCCGGAGGAGATTGGGAAAAATTTGACAGGCAGGAAGCTGTAGATGTTTGGGCCTTTTCCACCATATCCCAGGCACGCTCAAAGTTTGGTTTGATCTTACGGCATAGTAAGGAGCACTACGTGACCCATGATTTTGGCACGCCGAATATCACTTTCCCGATTGCGTCCGGATCGCTGGGTGAAAGTGTCAGGATTCCTCCCGTTGACCGTCCAATCGCCATTGGAAATGCGCCTTTCTACAATGTTTCGTATTTTGATCTTGAGCCTGGCTACATCCTGACGAATCGCCGCTATTTTCTTTTGCGCACCGCGAACAATACGGTGGGATATTCGGCAGGGCTCACATTCAAGAGGATTGAATCGCAAGGCCAGCGGGGTAAAGACTCAACGGTAAGTCATCCTTCGCCATTCCTGGTAATAGATGGAAGCTTCCTGCCGTAGAGATATTTTGCAAATCACAGGAAAGAATATGTTATGACGAATTTACGCATCATCCACCACAATGCGTCTGACCTGGCCGTCATCACGGCATCGAGCCAGTCGGGGGGGCTCACCGCAGCAAACCTGTTGACGGACATTAAATCCGAAGTATGGCGATCCACAGGCACGAGCGCCACCCTGCGCGCTGTTTTTCCCTCGACCGCTTTGATCGGCGCCTTAGCGCTGCCATTTTGCAACTTGAGTTCGGCCGCCACCTTGCGTGTGCGCGGCTACGTATTGGCGAGCGATTCGACACCCGCATTCGACACTGGCACGGTGCAGGCCTGTGCGCACCAGCCGCTGGGTGCCTGGGACTGGGGTCTTGAACCCTTGGGTGTGAACGCCTTTTCGTATGGCGGCGGCGCCTACGGGCGCATCTGGTTTGCACCGGCTTGGGTGGAAAAGCTGGAAATTGACATCGATGACGCGCTCAATCCTGCCGGCTACATCGAGGCGTCGCGTCTGGTCGCCGGCATGTACTGGTCGCCTGAAAGCAATGCCGATTATGGCGCTTCGGTGACGGCCGACGACGCCAGCCAGCATTACCGCAACGAGGGCGGTGATTTGCTGACGAATGTGGGACCGCGCAGCCGCAAGCTGGCTCTGAGCCTGACTGCCATGTCGCCACCCGACCGCAGCAAGTTGATGGCCATCTTGCGCGGCAATGGCAAGTCGCGTCCGGTCTTCATCAGCCTCTTTCCGGAATCCGACGACCCCTTGCTGGAGCAGGATCACCAGGTGTACGGCAAGCTGCCCGAGGCGATTGCCGTCACCACGCCGCAATTCGAACGTTATTCCACATCCATTACTGTAGAGGAAATCTGATGCCAGCCAATTTTTATCCCGGGCAAACGGACTATGTGCGCAAGCTCAATGAGTTGGCGCTTGCTCGTGACATCGCGGATATTCCGCGCAATGCAGCTGCAGCTACGGCAGCTGCGGTGGAGGCAGCACATTCCGCAACTAGTGCCAGCGCCGATGCGGGTAGAGCATCGGCATCAGCCGTATCCGCAGGCGCCGCGTTTGCTTCGCTCGACGCGCGCTATCTTGGCGCCAAGTCGCTGCCGCCAGACGTTGACCATAATGGCGGCGCGCTGCTGGCCGGCGCGACCTACTGGGACACGGTGCTGAACGGCGGCTGCCTGCGCGTATTTCAGGCTGGCGCCTGGGTGACGATACCGTCCAACGTGGCGTCGCAGATAAGCAGCACGCCGGTGGGGGGGATTATTGCGACGAATGTGCAGGCGGCGCTGAATGAGCTTGAGCTGAAAAAGGCGGCAACGACCAGCCTGGCCAAGGTGGCTATTTCCGGCAATAAAGTTGATGTTGGCCTGGGGAATGTAGACAATACCGCAGACGCGTCAAAACCAGTTAGCGCCGCGGTGGACAGCGCGTTGTCATTGAAAGCCAATGCATATAACGCGGTGTTTGGCGGTGTCATCGGCGGGGATTTCTCCAATGCGATTCACGATGCCCGTGTGCTGTTGCGCACGACAAGCGCCAATAGTTCCACGATTGTTGGTGCGATTCCTAACGGTACCGGGACGGTCGCCCAATTCAATGCCTATGCCGATGATAATCCGCAGAATACCTCCTTGGCCTCGCTAGGCGTAATCAGAGCCGATAGTGTCAGGCTTTCTTCCTCACAAATTGGTACGGGAAGTTACCTTCCCCTGAAGTTTTATACCGGTAGTGCCAACACCATGACTCTTGGTGTCAACGGCAACGTGAGCGTGGGAGAGCAGCGTCCGGTTGTTGGCTACAGGTATCTGGATGTGGTGAATGAGGCCAATGGAACTGGCAATTGCTCGATCATACGGCTGATTACAAAGGCTGTATCGGGAGGAGGATCCACCTCGGCGGATATCCTGAAGAATTCCAATGGTCAATTTGCGATGATTAACTACGAGCCGAGCAGTGCCGGGACCATTTACTTCAGAACAAGTACATCAGACGCGACCTTGTTCCCGGGAGGGTTTCAGGTAAATGCGCCGGGCCAGAATTCATTGGCCGTCAAATCAGTCGCGGGTTACTCGGCACTGGCATTAGATGCGGCGCAGGGCCAGGCATCGTATATTTTTAGTTATAACAATGCGATCGAGCATGGACGTGCCTGGTTTGATAATAATGCAATACTGGGTGGTTTCAATATCGCAGTAAAGCGAGCCGGTGTTTTAACTGCCATACTTTGCGTGCAAGGAGATTTCGTCTACCCATTCGAAGACAATGTGATTGGGTTGGGCAGCTTCAACCGGCGCTGGACAAATGTATACGCGTCTTCTGGTACGGTTCAGACATCCGATGCCAGGCATAAATCGGCAGTCGTTGCCATGTCTGAGCACGAAATCGCGGCTGCAAGCCAACTGGCCAGAGAAATAGGTAAGTATCGCTTCCTGGATGCGGTGAAGGAGAAGGGAGCTGCAGCGCGTCAGCATGTTGGCATGACGGTGCAGCGGGCAATCGCAGTCATGGAAAGCCACCAGCTCGATCCGTTCGCCTACGGCTTTATTTGCTATGACGAGTGGGGTGAAAAAACCACCGAGCACCCAGAGATCCAGCCGCCGGATCAAATGCCCCCACCTGTTGTGAACCACCATGAAGCCACGGATACTGCTGAGGCCCACGACGAAGTGCTCACTGTGGGAAATACCGCACCTGGCGCGGTTCAAGCTGCTCGAACGGTAGTTCAACCCGCCGGCAGTATCTACAGTTTCCGTCCTGATGAATTAAATCTGTTTATCGCGCGTGGCCAGGCCGCCCGCCAGGATCAGCTGGAACTCCGGCTTGCTGCGCTTGAGCTTGCTGGCTAGCCATCTACTTGTTACCACTTCCACCCGCTTCGGCGGGTTTTTTCATTTCCACCATCTGAAAGGCAACCATGGCCCTCGAAACCACCGCCGCTGGCGGCGCATTGATCAAACTGTTTGGCGTGCCCGTGCTGGCCGGCGCCGCCGCCACGTCGCTGGGCTTCATGTTCATGTGGCCCCAATCCACCAAGGAGGCATTTATTCGTTTTTGTTCCAGCATCATCATTTCCACCTTTCTCGGCCCTGTGCTCGTGGCCGCCGTGCTGTCGTGGTGGCCCAGCCTGTTCGACAGCGCCAAGACCGTGGCGGGCCTGTATGGCGGCGACCCCGCCACGGGGTTTTTATTCATCGCCGCGCCGCTGATGGTGGCGGCCGGCTTGCCTGCCTGGTGGGTGCTGGGTGCCTGCGTGCGCTGGTTCGACAAGCGGCGCGGCAAGGACATCGGCGAACTGGCGGCCGATGCGGCCGCTGCCGTCAAGGATGTGCGGGGCATGCTGTGACCGGCGCCCAATTGATGCAGATCATGCCGTTGGCCGGCCGTCGCGCTACACTGTTCCTGGTGCCACTGAATGCGGCGATGATGGAATTCGGCATCGATACACCGCTGCGCCAAGCGTCGTTCCTGGCGCAGGTCGGTCACGAATCGGGACAGTTGCGTTACGTGCGCGAGCTGGCCAGCGGCGCGGCCTATGAAGGGCGCGCCGACCTGGGCAATGTGATCGCCGGTGATGGCGTGCGCTTCAAGGGGCGTGGCTTGCTGCAGGTGACGGGGCGCGCCAATTATGCCGCGTGCGGCGTGGCGCTGGGCCTCGACCTGCTGGCGGCGCCGCAGTTGCTGGAGGCGGCGACTTTCGCGTGTCGCTCGGCGGGCTGGTTCTGGCAATCGCGCGGCTTGAACCACCTGGCCGATGCGGGCGACCAGGAACGGGTGACGCGCCGCATCAATGGTGGCGTGAATGGCCTGGCCGAGCGTCTGGCCCTGTATCAAACAGCGCGCAAGGTGCTGGCATGAAGCCGTCGTTGAGCATCCTGGCCATGCTGTTGCTGCTGGGCGCGGCCGTGTTTTGCGCCCAGCGTTGGGGCCATGAGACGGGCCGTGCCGCGTGCGCGGCGCAAGTGCTGGAGGTGCAAGCCGTGTTGAAGCGCCAGAACCAGGCGTTGAATACGATGCGGGAGGAGGGCGCGCGCCGGTCGGCGCGGGTAGGGCAGGCACTGGCCAAGGCGCAGACCGGACAGGCAGATGCGCAAGCGGCTGCGGCGCGCATCCTGGCGCTGCGGTCCGAAGGTGATGCCTGCCTTGCCGCCGAGGCGCTGATCGCCAGCGAAATGCCATGA